CTAAGTTCTCATTTGACTGCTTGTAGTACAAACTATTACTGAACTGTTCTATTGTCTTTAAAACGTTCGTTGTAAAGAACTGGGGCATTATCTCGTTTAACTCTTCAAAGTGTTCTAAGAATAACGGAGTAGTTGTCATTACAACAGCAATTCTATGATTATAATATTCCTTATTAGCTTCGTATAATCTTTTACGTTCTAAGTTATCTATTTTTCTTTTTTCCTTTTTATTCATAATGTTTTTAATTTGTTCTGATATGCTTCACTTGCTTCTAATTCTGTTTTATAATTCCCTAAATTTATTCTTTTGCCATCTATTCTTATTACACTTCTCCATTTATTAATGTCTTTTCTAAAATGCACTCCTTTATATTTTGAAGAGTATTTTCCTTGAGTTTTATAAACATTAAATCTACTAGTAACCAATTGTAAATTTTCAACTCTGTTATCTGTTTTTACATCATTAATATGGTCTACAACCAATTCTAAACCACAAGGAGTATGATTTAAAAAAGCGACAGCTACTAATTGGTGTATCATTAATTGCTTTCTTTTTTTATTATGGTAAAGAGCCGTATTTAAATATCCATTTGTATTTTTATTTAACTTTAAAATAGTTTCTCTGTTATAATGAAAACTCTTAATCCTACCTAAATTTGAAACTTCATAACTTTCAAATCCTTTTACTTTTCTCCATTCTTCAATCATAATTATTAAAACGTGAAAACCCTATTAAAAAGGTGCGTAGGATTACCTTAGTTAATAGAGTTTTCGATAAATATTTTTAGAAGTTCCTACGCTTCATGATGTAAATATAATCAATTTATTTTAATTATTGACGTTTTAACGCTTCTAATTTGCTTTGTTGTTTAGTCATTTTATCCACTCGTTTAAATCCCAACTCACCGACTTTCTTTTGATTCTCAATTCGTTTGATGTTAATTCTGCTTTCTTAATATTCAAAAGTCCTGAATACTTATCGATTAACTTAGTGCTATTTGTGTGTACTTTCATAATTTTTCGTTTTGTTTAATACTCAATATTTTCTACATCTTCATGACTTCCAAAACCATCTTCTTCAGCTTGGCTCATTAATTCAGAAAGATAGTTAATGGCTTCTTCCCACTTTTCAAAATCATCCTCTTCTAATTGTTTTTCTAACATTCTACTTTGACACCAATCCAATAAAGGATAAATATCAGTTGGTTGTGTAATCACTATACATTCACCCTCTGCACCTACATAATTTAACTGTTTCATAATTTCTTTTTATTAATTCTGTAACAAATGTAACAAACTTATTTTAAATAACAATACTTTACCCTCTATTTATATTCATTCTAAATAAAAAACCCCGTTACGGGCGCAACGGGGTTTAGTGTTTTCTGTTATCTCCCTTACCTAATAGAAAAATTATGATACGTAAAGATAGTTATTTTATTTCAAAGTGCATCCAATCGTAGTTCTTTTCTCTACCTAAAGATACAAATCCATGCTTGTAAAATATATCAATCATTTTAGCGTACTCTGGGCGTGCAAATCTAGCAGTCTTTGACGTTTCCTTTAATAAGTTTCTTTGAGGATCTAAATCAATCGCTATACCCCATGAGTGACGACTAAACTCCGTACCGCCTCGCATCTTTCTGTAATTGAAACAACCTCCAAACTTATCAATCCCTAGTCTTACAATTTCGGGATATGTATAAACTTGTAGTAATTCATTAAACACATCTAAAAAGTTTTGCTTAACAAGTTTGTGGCATCTCATTTTCTTAACTGGCTTGCCATCGTATACCATTGGATATGGTAACGTAATAGTCTCTAAGTAACCTACTCCAGCTTCGTTAGGTTGTCCGTATCTCTTAATACATTCTGCTGTTGTTATCATACTCAAACAGTTTTTAAAGCTCGTTTACCAGCCATTATTCCAGTAACTCCACCTATTGCAGTAATTACGGTTATCGCTATTGGATTGCTTATTAACCCACTACCTAAAACGGTGGCACACGCTCCCGAAATAGCGGTTAAAATACGTCCATCTCTTCTGTTCTTTGGACTTGTCTTAGCTTTTAGTTTTTCAATTATCGTCATTTTTTGTAAATTTTTTAATTATTAATTCTACTGTTTTTAATCCTGAATAACCTATTAAGAATGCTATTCCAAAACCAAGCCTATTTGGTAGGTTTAAGTAATACAATGCCATCGGTGTAATAAATACAGAACTTGAAACACCTATCACAAATCGGATAAATTTTTGAAACAATGTTAATTCATTAGGTTTTGTAAACATTGCGACAACTCCGAACATTCCAGCAAGTCCGAACGCTAGATCTATACCTATTCTTTGTAAATGGTGGTAAAATTCTTTCATAGTTTTGTTTTGGTTTTTTTAGGTATAAATATAAATACTATCACCAGTATAGAAGCAATGTATTCGGAATAATCAAAAATTGCCCCCATATTTGTTAGCTCATCATGTAACGCATTTACGCAAATAATAAATATTGCAAAGGATATCTTTCTCCATAGTTCTGTTCTACATTCAAGGAATATTGTAAGTGTGTACAAGCAGAATGATAAAGCTATCAAATGATAATACGCACTTTTCCATAACATATCCCAACATGAGTACGCAACGAAAGCTGTAGAAAATCCAGCTAATAGAGTGACTTTACTTAGATTTTTTTCCATTTCTATCAGTTGGTCTTGCACCTACGTGAGTAACTACTTTTTGCGGTTTTGGTTGTGCTGGTTTTACGATTGGTTTTTTCATTTAAAAAGGGTTTGTTTCAGGTAATTCAATATCTACTACTGTATAACTATGCGTTATTGGAGGTTCACAAAAATAAAAAAAACCATTTTCAGTTGTAATGTTATCCCATGTTATCGTATTCTGTTTACCCTCAAAATTAGTAGGGAAACCCATTTGATTATTAACCCATAATAAAGCGTTATCTGCTTCTAATTGAGTGTTGAATTTTACTTTTTTAATTATAGTGACCATTTTGTAGCTAGATAAGTTTGTATGTCTGCAAGTTCTTGTGTAGTTAAAACACGGTTGTAAAATAAATGTTCTGCACAATCAAAAATAGAAGGTGAACCTGCGCTTAATCTTCCAAAAATAGTTAATGTATTTTCAGTCCTTGAAAATGAAGATGTTGAACTCGATAATAAAACTCCATTTCTGTAAAGTTTTATTGTGTCACCCGTTCTTGTGTGCATTATTACGTCGTAGTTTGCTGTTACTCCGCTAGCCTCCTGGTATACGTTTCCCGTAGCTGAATAAAAAGTAGTAGAACTTAAGTAAGTAGCGTAGTAAATATTATTATCAGACAAGGCACAAGCTCTATCTCCATCCGCTTTTTTAACTAAAAATAATTCTGTTCTAGCTGTTGTTGCTGAAATTGTAGCAGTTAAATCCATGTAAGATAAAACACCAAATCTAACAATAGGCATACTATTCTTTTGCGCCAATACTACACTAGGTTGATTAACTCCTGTTGGCTGTAATAAATGATTATTTAACCCTGACTTATCATTCCATTGAGAAATAGCACCATCACTTACAAAGTCGGACGCGTCAACCCATAATTTTAAACCGCTTAAATCAGTAGGCGAAAATGCTCCACCTCCACTACTCCCCATCATACCGTGCCTAAACGCACCATATCCGTAACCGTACATTATCCTAAAATTAAAGCTACTGAACCACTTGTTAACGTTACACCGCTAAACTTTACGCCTTGCCCCGTAATGTATGCACCTGCTTTTACCGCTGTTGCTGGTGTAGCTATGTATGTGCTTTTAACGTCACTTCCCGCAACCTTTAAAGAAGCTATTACAGTATCTTCTAATACTAGCAATCCAGCGAAAACCGCAGTTTTTTCAGTTGTGTTATTTACTATAAAAACTCCTTGACTTGCTACTAACTTATCTAAATTCATTAAACTCATTTGATATATTTTTTTAATTATTAAAATGCACTTATTACTTCCCACCCTACACTATTAACACTTTGCAGAATTACGCTTTTATATTGTGTTGCTAAAACGTATGTTAAAGCTCCATTTATTGTTTCCGAACCATCCGCTTCGATTGTTACAGCGTTCCCACTAGAATCGACTTTTCTAATGTTTACAATAAATTGTCCAACACTTCCATAAGGTGGCAATGTAATAGTTCTAGCTCCCCCAGTCGCATCTACTCTAAATGAGTAGTTATCGATCATGTCTTGCTCCGTTAAAGTAGTGTTAGCACTTAACGTAGTATTACCAACGTAAAAACTGTTTTGTGTTTCAAGTTCCGCCTTAATCTTGTTTTTTAAGTCTAAACCAGTAAACGTCTTATTAGTGTATACCGAGCCAGTCCAAAACAACATAGGAATCAAATCTAAAGATACTGGATAAGTACCATTTGCTGCGTATTCCGATAGTTTCTTATTTGCCATTTTGCTTAGTTTGTACGTAAATTTGTAACTTAATTATATTTTCCTCTTTTGGTTTGTAGTCTTTCATAATCTCCAACCTCCTAAATTAGTATCGTTTTTTGGGTAAATATCGCTTGTTGTGTTCGTGTTGTATTCAGGGAATAAAGTTTGATTATAACAGATATAATCAACAAATCTCGAACTATAAGATTCTGCTAAACTTCTTTGTTTCTCAACTAGAAAATCAACATCAAACTTACTCACCGTTTCTGAATTTTCGCTAGTGTGTTTTCCTATTCCTCCGTTACTAATCATGTAAGCATGGAATGGTAAAAACTCTACCATTGTCCAATGTATCAACATCGGTTTTAAATAGTTCGTAGTTAATGATAAATAGTTACCACTTAACGTCCCTGCTATTACATCAGTTTTAATCTTGTTTAATAGCTTTGTTCCAGTATAACTCTGTAAGTGTATATCTTGTGCTATCTCAATAAACTGTATAATCTTATCGGTATCTATTGCACCGCTCAATGACGTATGCTTAACAACGTCCAAAGGTTTTATTAATAATGCTATTGCCATGTTATACGTCGCTAGGTAGGTTTTTATTATTTGGGCTGAATCCCTTTAAAGGTAAGTTGTTAGGGTAGATGCTAACCTCGTAAGGATTGGTTACTTTAAAACCTTTTACAGAAGCTGCTGCCGTTCCAATTTCTTTGAACTCTTCGCTATCTTCGTTTAGGTCTAACATCATTGTTACCCTACTCCATTTGTGGTGGCATCTCGCACCGCCTTTAAATTTAAAGATATCGTACTTATCAGCTCCGAACTCTCCAAAACCTTTATTTACAACCTCCGAACTCATCCTATCTATGTCTTCTTTTCTGTACAATTTATTTGCACTTAACATCTTATTGCAAAATTCACGGTCTGGAGATGGATTGCCTACATATCTGTATCGAACTTTGAAATACTTTTCTTTTATCAATTTGTCTTGTGAACTAATTGCCGTAGGTCTTGCCGTTCCCGTACTTACTAGATTAACAATTCTGTCAACTAATGAAAGTTTAACGGTATTGTTTAGCTTGTTGATATGGTTGTTTAGTTCGTCTTCGTCTTCTAATTCAACATCTCTTTCGTCAATTACTTTCCACCCCTCTTGAGTGTCGTCTTCGCACGATTCAAGTATTTCATCTAGTAAAGTTTTTTGACTGCTTAAAGTAGTTTCACTATCCGCAACATCTTGCACCTCTTCAATTTTACTTTCAAAAGGATTTAATGTTTTAAAATACAACTTCAAAGAAATTTCGTTAACTGCTAAAATTCTATTAAAGGCATCTATTAAAATATCTTGGAAGTTACGTATGATTGTGTTGTCAAAAATAGTAAAGCCAGTCTTTAACTCTTCGCTGTTAGATGAGAATCCAGTACCCGTAATTATTCCAAAAATCAATGGACTTGTAACGTTGTGAGAAAGTAATATTTTATCTCTACTCTCTGTACTTAAATATTGATAGTGTTCGGGAGCATCATTTAAAGGTATATCCTCAACTTTAGTAGATAGCTCCGCACTTTCATTAAATGCGACTATTACCTTTTGCCCTTTTGAACCCGTTAATTTGCTGTTTATTTTTGCGCTAATTTCGTCTTGTTGCTCATCGGTATATCTGCCACCGTTAACATTTACGATTTTTGTACCGCTAAAACTGTTTTGCGTTTCAGTTATTAAATATTGAGCTATTTCTTCCTCCAAAGTTGCATAAGGCAAACCTCCTTGATAGTCAACATTTGAAAAGTATTTCATTCCAACGCTGTAAGGTTGTACGATTAAAACCTCTCTATTAGCACCACTACCAAATACATCAATCGGAGTAGGTGGAAAGTCTTTAATATCGTTCCAATTGTCGCTGTAATACCATTTATTAATATTACCGTCTTTGTCGCACTTCTCAGGGCAAAGGTTTTGAATCGGTAAATGTGTTACTTTGTCAACTTTCTTCCCTTTGTAGGTAATTTGGATAGCGCATTGACCTAACATTTTTAAATCTGTTACGAATTTACGAACCTCTTCCGCTTTAAACATCGTAATAAATTGAGCGTATTCGTTTGGCTTTCTAGCAGCGTCTAACGCACTCAATCCTTTACCGTAAATCAATCTACTAATTCCATTAATTACAGCGTTATTAGTCGTTGAATTAGCGTATCTATCAATTAAGAACTTATAATAATTATTGTTTTCTCCGTATTGTACCCATTCACCTTTTTTACTTTCGCTAATTTGAGGTTTCTCATATTGCGCTAAATTAAGTACATGGATATTCGGTGTTTTATTTTCGCTCATAAAATTATATATTGATTAGTGGACGATTGAGAAGTGTAAACCCCACTATTAACGGTGTATTGTGGTAAAGTAGTTTGGTCTGTGCAATACATTCTACCTTTCCATACAACCGTGCTATTTTGTTTTAAAATAATTGTGTAGTAATTACCCTCCAATAATGAGAAAGTAGCCGTAATTGTATGATAGTATGTAGATATTGCACTAGAACTTATTGTAACCGTTACGGGTACATTTGTAGCTTCGTTGGTTACTATCATAGTATTGTAAGCATCCGAACGAGGTGTAAACTCAAATGTTTGCGCACTTCCCGAAGTTGTTAATATTACCATACTATTATAATCAAATAGCTAAGTTTTTGTAACAAAAAAAAATGCGTACCGATTAAGATACGCATTTTCGTAGTAGTAGATATTATTATGATGTTGTCATAGTGGCTGATGTAAACAATGCCAACATAGCAGCCTCCGTAGAAGCATTCAAAATGTTTGCGTTGATTTTCTCATTTCCTACCAAGTTCAAAGAGTAACCGTTAAAGTCACCCATTGCAGTACCACTAGATAAAGTTGCGCCGATTTCCATACCGTACTCTAAACCAGCCAACATAAACACGTTGTTTTTAGTCTTAATAACTACGTGAGGGCTACCCATAACCAACAATTTAACTTGTTTAGTTGTTGCAATATCTTGTTTCTTCAATTTAACAGATAGTTTTTGTTCTACCATAGTTGTACCGTTGTTACGGTCTGACTTAAACTCTTCGTCGTATGTGTTCTCACCTCTTAATTCATACTTATACAATACATCAACGTTAGTAATCGCTGTCAATGTATCCGAGTTGTCTGTAGAACCATAGGTCAAGTCACCAGCTACAATTTGTTTATTAATGAAGTAGATAGCATCTAAACCCCCTACGGAATCCTTACATACTTCCGCTCTTCCTTTACTTATATCACAAGCCATATTATTTATTTTTTATAAAAAAAGGGGTTATTTAACCCAATCTTTGTTTATGTATGTTTTTAATCTATGACAATTTGCACATAAAGTTTGCAGGTTTGATAAATTATTATTGTGTTTATTTCCGTCAATATGGTCAACATCTAATTGACAAATATGAATTGGTACAAAACTACAGTTTTCACATTTACTACCTACAAACAATCTATAAGGTCTTTTTACATCAATTCTAGACCTTTTATCACGTTCTTTACATTTCCTACTGCAAAACCTCTTATTTGATTTAAAATTAAATAAGTTATCACAATGATTACATCCACAAACTTTCATTGGTATCAATTTTTTATAAGCAAATATACTTATAATAATTGATTTTTTAAAAGTGGGTAGTTAAGCAAATTTAACTACCCACCCCTTTTTTTTGATTAATTTTAATTATTAGTTAGCTGAGTTTGTAATACCGTAAGTAACGATTTCAGAAGCAAAACCGTAGTTTGCGCATCCAGTCATTCTCATTACAACTCTCACGTTATCATCTCCTAAAGTTTCGGAAGTGTCAATCAACTTAACAGTGTTGTAATCTGCAAGCAATCCAGTACCAAAGTACAAGTTAGATTTTTGTGCTGCAATCATAACGTTAGAAGCTAATCCTTCCGCTAAAACAATCTTAACACCATCAATAGATAATGCTTGATTAGAGTACCATTGAGAACCAGCACCACCAACACCGTTAGCACCTAATCCAGACGCTCCAAAACCACCTAATGCAGCGATGTAAGCGTAATAAACATTTACTGGTGCATAGATGAATAAATCTTCTTTAGCTAAGATAGTAGCTGGAATCGCAGCGTGTACTTTTCTCAACTCCACCAATACGTTAGAAGCTGTAACAGTTGTACCAGCAACCTCTTGCGCTGCTGGTAAAGCAGCATCTAAAGCGATAAGTGTACAAATACCATCGTATTGTCCAGTTGTTCCTGCCGCACCTCTCCAAAAAGAAATTTCATTTTCAGCAGCAACTCCAGCAGCGTAACGAGTTAAGATAAAATCTGCGAAAGTTTTAGATAAGTTATCAAATGCTGAGATACCCATATCTTCTGCCATCCAATCTCCTCTAAAGTCTTTTTTACAAACTTGTTGATTTACGTTCAATTCTTTAGGTTCAAGAACTCTTTCTGTTAATGTGATAGAACCAGTTGCTGTAAAGTCGCAAGTAGCATCTGATAACAATGTGCCAGTAGCAATTCTTTTGATTACTTCTTTATGTTTAATGTTTGCTTTAATCGTTACCAAATTTTTATCCAAAGTTGGTGCTGATAATAACGCTGTTCCGATATATTCTGCTAAGAATTTTCCAGCGTATGTTGTACTTACTGATGTGCTAGTTGCCATTTGTTTTTATTTTTAAATTATTGTTTACTTATTTAATTATGCTTCTGATGCCCAAACACCTTGACCGTCTACGATATACCATTCTGTTAATGCTACCGCTCTCAATCTTACAAAATCACCTTTTTTAGCAGTTGCCTTAGTGTTTACAAAATCTTTGTTTACCGCTCCTCCTGCTGTTGAATCCGCTGCTGCCGTTGAAATTCTACCATTAATAGAATCCGCTGCATTTGGTGAAAGTGTGATAATGTTGTTTCCGTTTGCTCCCGTGTTTCTAAAAAGAAATTCAACACCGATATTATCCGCTTCAATTAATGGTAATGTAATAACAAGTGCATCCGTTGCCACGTTGTAATCTATACCACAATCCGCTTCTGTTAGTGTTACTGATGCCGTTACTGTTGATTGAGGTCTAACTGTTGTTAGAACATCTCTGCTAAATGTTGCCATGTTTATTTATTTAAATTGTTTAATTTTTCTCTAATTCTATCTTCCATAGATTGGAATCCGTTACGTGCATATTTAAAATCAATACGCTCTGCTTGACTTTCAGGGTTTGGGACAATTGGCTTAACTTCTTCCAATTCTACGACTTCCTTAACCTCTTCAACTGTTACCGCTTTTAACTCTGTGTTTTCAGTTTTCAACGCTTCAATCTCTTTTTTCAACGCTTCAACTTCGCTAAAGTGTTGCTCTTCGATTACAGACTTAATAGTTTTCTTTACAGCTTGTGCGCTAGATGGTTTAACTTCCGTTTCCATTTCTTCAACTGCTGGAGGTGCAACTTCTTCTACTTCCTCTTCTTCTTCTTTGTCTTTAATCTCTGAAATAATACCCTCTTCAACTACGATTAAAATACGACCGTCCTCTAGTTCGTACTCACCCATTGGCAAAGGAATTAACTCATCCTCATTCATAATGCTCACCGCACTATCTTTCTCAAACATATCCGATTGTATCATAGTAACACCATCAACTAGCTTCATTTGTTCAAGTTTTACCTCCATACCTAAAAATACTTTGATTGTATTTAAGGCTTGTTCTACTTTTTTATTCATACTCGCTTTTTTATTTATAATTAATTACTTTGTTAATTGTAACATTTTCAACCTCGTTGCGTTACTGTTGTTGTGCCGTTGTTTGTATTTGTGTACGTAGTTGTGGATTGGCTTACAGTCGCTCCTATGCCTTGATTCTGCAATTCACCAGTACAACATTCTTTACTATACGTGCCATCATCACATAGACAACCACGTTTGCCACCCTTTGGACTTGTTTTGCTTTTTGTTTTCTCGCTCATTTTATTTTAGATAATAGTTCTTTAATAGCTTTCATCTCTTCGCTATCTTTGGTTTTTTCTAGGATGTCCTCACTACCTTTAAATTTACCCTCCAAAGAATACCCTTTGTATTTATCCAATTTAACATCTTCCCATACTTTGTAGTCGTATATCTTAGAAATTAAACACCATTCGCCACCCTTTGCGCCTAGTTTGTAGATGTTAGATTTATCATTTTTAGGGTCTTCAACTATCCAACTTTCAATCACACTTACTCCGCTTGTTTTTTCATCATGATTCAAAGTAAATTCATTACCTTTTAAGTTCTTCATGAATAATTCAGCAGCTTGTACAACCGTTTGTTTAGAAAATATAATATCGTATTCAGTACCTTTATCTGTACGTCTAACAATCTTCTTGTCAGGAACTAGCGCAAAACCTATAACGATTCTTTTATCTTCGTCTACAATTTTTAATTCTATTCTTTGCTCTGATAATTTCACAAAATCTTCTTCGATTGCTGGCTTATCTACCAAACTCATAGCGAACACCCCGTTGTATTCGTTATCGATTAGCATTTCTATACATTGTCTTTTTTCCATTTGTTATAGTGTTGCGTTTCTTAATTTATTTCTATCTAGTTGTTGTTGCGTTGTTATCTCTGAACTCACTACAAACGCCTGTATAGGTTGCATTGTTCCGTTCAATTGGTTTTGTCCGTTCGCTCCTACAATATTAAAATTAGGAGTAACCGTATTTGTAACACTTCCCGAAGTTGGTGAACTGCCACCACCACCACTACTACTAGGCGCTGAACCACTACCACCCGTAGCACCACCGCCTTGAAATTGTTGTGAAGCTATATTTTTCACGTTTACCAATCCAGCAGCAACAACCGCAGCCGCTGCAATAGCTCCCCTAATCGGACTAGATGGGTCACCAGGTATTATTTGAGAAGCAAACGCAGCCGTTGCACCTCTGTATGTATCT